GGTTGATTTCACACAGTTAGGGATGAACGCTAATGATATGAAAATTATCGAAATGCAATTACCTCACATTAGGAGCGTTTGTAGGGCTTTGAATTTACCTTCTCAATTGTTTGGTGATTATCAAAGTAACACATACAGCAATTATAAAGAAGCTAATAGAGCTTTTCAAACTAATGCAGTACTTCCAAACGTTGACCATTTTATAAACCAATTTGAAAAGGATTTATTTAATCCATTGAACGCTGTTACTGGCCAGAACTATTGGTTAAAGGTTGCAAAAGATGAAATAGAAGCACTTGCAAGAACTAAAGCTGATGTATTGAAGGACTTGCCGAACAACATTAGCGCAATGTTATTAAGCGACATTACACCCGAACAAAAAACAGCATTACGAACGGAATTAGGACTAGATGAAAACGGATAAAACAATAAAAGGAAATAAGTTAAGCGACATTAAAAAGATATTGGACGTTAAAAAGAAGAGTTTAAACGATAAAAAACTGGTAAAGAAATGAGCGAATCAAGAAACACAAGGGTAAAACAAGTAACAAGGGACAAAGAAGAAGCGTTACTATTAAAAAAAGGTGCTGTAAAAAACACTGATAGCCCTGTTTTAAGTCCGATACTGGGACGCGTTAAGGATGATGAACAAAACAAGGCATTATTAGAAAGGAATTTACCACTTGATACTGAAGATGCTGTTTATCGTACTATTATAGCGAATACTTATAACTACATGGATAGCCATGATGATGTACATTTAAACAATGTATTCAAAAAGTCATTAGAAGAAACTAAAAAGCTATTCTTATTGCACGATCATAAGTTTGAAGTGACAGCTCAAACAGGCAACATACTAAAGGCATACGAGCAAGACGGGCGTTTCATTTATTACGGTTTAAACAGTCCACTTGACACACAAGCACTATTATTAGACGTTGAAATAGAAAGAGCTAAGAATGAATTAGTTTTCAATGAGTATAAGAACCACAATATTAACCAGCACTCAGTAGGAATGTACTATGTTAAGATTGATTTAGCAATTGACAACCAAGATGATAAAGAAGCCTATGCACTTTATAGAAAATATTTACCACAAATCGGAAACGCTGACAAAGTAGAGAAGCAGGGTTACTTTTTCGCGGTTCAAGAAGCTAAATTAAAAGAAACAAGCGCGGTTTTAATGGGTTCAAATGACTTAACAGGCATTTTTGATAACAATAAATCAATTAAAACTATCGACGAAGCGCAAAAAATGTTCGACTATTTAGGTAAAAACATAGAGAATAAGGAAATTTTTTCTAATCTTTGTAAGCAGTACGTTGATACTTTTAGTCATATTGAGCCGCTTAAAGGCACTCAAACCGAAAAAAAGCCATCTTTTTACGAACTAATGAGTAAATAAATATTAATAATTAAAATTAAACAAAATGAAATTTAAAGAATTTTTAGCAACTAAAGAAGTAAGTGACATTACTAAGTTAGATGCAGATGCACAAGCGAGCTTGTACAATGAGTACAACGAAGCAAGTAAAGCGGCTATTGAGTCAGCTATCGAATTAAAAGCATCTACTGAAGATGTAAGCGCAATGAAAGCAGAATTAGAAGCTAACATTACAAAGCAATTTGTAGCACTTCAAACGGTATTGAAAGAGCAAGGTGTTTACATGAAGAAACTTTCTAAAGGTGAAGCTGAAGCAAAGAATGTAACTATCAAAGAATTGGTAGATGCTAAATCTGATGCTTTGAAAGCATTGGCAAGTGGAGCAAGTAGAGAAAATGTAAAGTTCACAGTTAATAAGGCTGATATGTCTTTAGCTGGTAACACAACTGGACAAATACCACAGGCTGACAGAAACCCAATGATAGGCGATGTAAAGGAAAGAGCTACAACGCTTTTAGACATTGTTACTGTTGGTTCAATTGGATCTAATGTTAAAGAGTGGGTTTATGTAACCAATGAAAGTGGTACAGCAGGTGCAACTGGTGAAGGACTTATTAAGAACAACATTGACTTTGATTTAGTTGTTGGTTCTCAAAAAGTTGAAAAGATCACAGCTTACATTACTGCAACTGATGAAATGTTAGAAGATGTTGAAGGAATTACTTCTTTGATTCAAAACAAACTTACTACTAAAGTTAGATTAGCTTTAGAGCAAGGTGTATACAGTGGTTCAGGTGTAAGCCCAGTTCTTAACGGAATTGTAACAGTTTCTCCTGTTTTTGCAGCTGGTACTTTTGCTGGTACTGTTGACAACGCTAACGAAGTTGATGTTCTTGCAGTAGCACAGAACCAAATTGAATTGGCTAACTGTCCAGCTCCTACAGCTATCTTTATGAATCCTTCAGATGTTACTTCTTTGTTATTGCAAAAAGTTTCTTCGACTGATAAGCGTTATATTGAAAGACTTCAATTAATCGCTGGAACTCTTTCTTTCGATGGTGTACCGGTTATTAAGTCTACAATGGTTACGGCTGGTGATTTCCTAATGGGAGACTTCACAAAAGCGAACGTGGATTACAAGAAAGGTTTTACTGTTGAGATTGGTTACAACGCTGATAACTTCGTTAAAAACTTCAAAACGATTAGAGGTGAAGTAAGAGCTGTTTGTTACGTAGAAAACAATGATAGAACATCATTCGTTTACGGAAATTTCGTGACAGCAAAAGCTGCTTTAGAAACTCCATAAGAGTTGTTTATTTTACAAGGGAAAAGAGCCGTGCATTATGTACGGCTTTTTTTTTGTCTTAAATTATCTTAGATTTACATAAACATAAAATTTACTACAATGGCAAAGAAGCAAACAGAAAAGAAAAAACCAGCACCAAAAAAAGAAGCAGTAAAATTAGACCCGAACAAGGTTTATGATTTCATAGTACCAAAAGATACTAAGCACATGAAGAAAGGAACTTATACTATTGATGGTGTAATGGCTGAAGTATTAACTAAAAAAGGTTTAGGAAGTGTTAAATCTTAATGCAAACGATACTAAAAAGAATTTAAAAGACGAATTTGTTGACATTACGCTCAATGAATTAGCTTCTTCGTATAAATATGTTAGCGGTTTAGACAATGAAACCAAGCGATACTTATTAAACGATGGTGAAACATTCGACGATAGTAAGTTGTTTGAGTTTAAATTAAATTGGATCAGCTTATGGAGTGATTTTACAGTAGATGAATTAAGGCTGGTACCGATTGAGGGTAACGATGTTAATGGTTTAAGTGTTAACTGGCTTTACGACCATTGTAAGCACTTTTTAAAGCAACCTGAAAGCTATGTGCAGTTAAAAGAGTTCACGCACAAGAAAAAAACTTATAACATCATAGAACCGCTTAAAACGATTGGAGGCGCTGAAATGTTATTCGGTAAAGCTAATTTTAGGCAGTTCATGATTAGTAGCCAGTTAACCAAGATGATCGAAGAAAATAAAAATCAAGGTGGTATTCCTTCACTGGTTCAATTATTCGCTTTGTTATATTCAGATGGTAATGATTCTAGTGAAGACGTAGTACAACGTGCTAGGGTCTTTGGTGAAGTAAACGCTTTGTATGGCTGGTCAGCTTACTTTTTTTTTGTCGAGTTGTTAGAGAAATACAACGACTATTTCCGCTTATCTACGACCAAGAACCCACCAGCACCGATTCAAAGAGTATTAGCACAACAACAGCTAAGACGATTACTATCAAGAACCACTATTGGGAGATTGTTGCTATCAAAGTTGCGGAAACTGGAGTTTTCAATACTAACGACGTAACACCGCTTGAAGCAGTAATGAACAAAAGAGCGTTTGACGTTCTAAAAATATTTAACTTAAAATTAACAGAATGACTTACGAAGCACTAGTATTAATTTTTCAAACGGCTGCAAATGCTTATGTTCCATTAAGTCCAGCGCCACCTTTAAACTTTCATTATGATAAAGTTTGGTATAATAACGGGGCTGCTAGTAACGCTTATCCTTCAATGCTGTTTGAATGTTCGCCAGATTTTGAGTTAACAGGCGTTCAAAGTAATAACCGAACAGGCTTACAAACGTTTCAAGGTAAGCTGTTCTTTTATGACACGTTCCATGAGTCCGAAAGGGCTGCAATGACTGTATTCAAGAAGCAAAGCGACTTAAACGAACTTGCTTTAAAGGTAATAGGAAACATCAACGGTCAAACAAAAGCAACAGGAAAGCGACGCATTGAATGGGGCAAGGGGTTCTTTGGCTTAGATGTTCACAACCCTAAGTTAGTACAGGTTTTTATACCATTTACAGCAGTAATTCAAAGCGAATGTACACCGTTAACAGTAGCACCTTAAACAATGGCCTCAGACATAGAAGATGGATTGAAATTAATAGGTGATTTTATGGTAGATCAGCTTGTAAAGGTTCTTGATGTTCAAGGGCATCGAGCAAGTGGACAACTTCAAGACACTATGAGAAGCGTTGTTAATTCAAGCGCAAAAGGGTTTTCAATAACTATAATTGGTAAAGATTACGCTAAGTTTGTTGAAAAAGGAGTGCCAAGGGGGGCAAAGGTTTCAATAGAAGCGCTTTCGCAGTGGATAGAGGACAAAGGTATTCAAACGGGTGAACTAAGCGTTAAGAGCTTAGCTTTTGCAATACAGCGTAAAATATTTAATGAAGGTACTATACAATTCAGGGAAAACAAGAAAGGATTTGTTGAAGTTATGCTAGATGCAAACGCAACGTTAATTTTTCAAATGCTAACAAGGTTGTTTACTGAACAAGTTGCCGTATCTTTAAGCAAGACTATTAGCAAAAACAAACGAATACTAGAATCATAATGGCATTAACATTCTCACAATTAGGATCTGAAATAAGCACTGAAAAACTAGTGTATAGGCTGTTACAAAGTGATCCAGTTACTTATTCAGAAGTTCAAATGGAAATTAGGGTAAACGATCCTAATAATTACTTCAAGTTGCAACATTTGCCAATACTAGGAACTAATGATACATTTGATTTTGAAATTAATAGCATAGTTAAGGACTATTTTAGTGGTGAATTTTTACCATTAACAGGAGCGAACCAAAGCTCTATCGATACTGCTTTGGTTTTTATATTGTTTAGTCAAGTGAGAACAACAGGTGTTATAGAGCCTGCAATAGCTCCAATTACATTAACAGTTAAAAACATTACACAAGATACTTTTGAAATAGAAAACTTTAATATAGCTGATTATGATTGTGGTGACAATGGTAGCGCATCAAGTAAATTACTTACTTCAAGCCCTAGCCCGTTACCAATTGGAGACTTAACAAGTGTTCACGTTAGCTGTTTGACTACTTCTTACACTGGAGGTGTTACACCAAAGCAAGAATGGGAGATACAAACACTTTTAAACGGTGTTTTAGTTGCTACGACTAACGAAGCTGTTTTAGTACCTGATAGAAATATTCCCGGATACCTAGGTTTTCAAAAAGTTGACATTTCTACTTATAGATTTGATTTTGATAGCTCAACAGGTATCGACGAAGTAAGGATATTAGTACGTGATATTGCTAGTCCTTTTACTATAAGAAGTGAAACAAAAGTTTACAAATTACGTAACGACTGTGAAAAAACTATTACTTTATCTTGGCTTAATGAACTAGGAGCGCAAGACAGTTATACTTTTGCTGGAAATATTAATAGAGTAGGAAAGTACAAGGATAGCACTTTTAAACGGGTTCGACCTGTTGCACCTGTTAGTACAGATGTTGGTGATTTAGTTTACAAATCAAGTTACAACTACGAATACGACCTTTTCAGCGATAGAATACCAGAAAAGCACGTCGAATGGTTAAGTAAGATGCTAATTAATAAAAGGGCGGCTATACAAAGTAAGTTTGTTTCTTCAGTTCCAGCTTTAGGGTCTACAACCTTATTTGGTTCTGTATCTGTATCACAGCAATACGGTGTATTGGTTGATGGTGGTAACGGTTTTATGTATGCGCCACCTCTAACGGGTACGGCTGTACTAAAAATAGATAAAGCAACAAATGCAATAAGTAACTTTGGTACTTTTGCTGGTGGATTACCAAAATGGAACTCGGCACAAAGGGCGCCTAATGGAAAAATTTACTGCATACCTTTTTTCAATGATGATATTTTAGTTATAGACCCGTCTAATGATACTACTTACACTATTGCAGTTCCAACAACAACAGGTACTTTTTTTAAATGGCAAACTTCAGCTATAACTTCAAGCGGTGTTATTTACGCCCCACCAGCTGGATCGACTGTAACAACTATTTTAAAAATAGACACTTCAACAGATTCTGTTACTGAATTTGGCAATGTTTTACCAGCTCCAGTAGGTTCATTTAAGTATTTATCTTCTTGTAATGCTTCAAATGGTTTTATTTACTGTTTTAGTGGTGGTAACGAGGCTTTTTTAAAGATTAATACAGCAACAGACGCTTTAACAAGTTTCGGCAATCAAGGTACAGACGCTTGTAACAGCCATACTTCTTATGAAGTTAATGGTTTTATTTATGCTTTCGCTTACTCTTCAACGTTACCACCAGTTTCACCGTTTAACATTATAAAAATAGACGTTTCAAATGACAGTATAACAACTGTGTTTTTAGGTAATGTAGCAAGTGGTCATTTGATAGCTGAACTAGGGGCTGATGGTTTGTTTTACTTACTTCCTTACGCTTCTGATTTTATAAGAACTTTCGACCCTGCAACAAGCGCAATAGTTGATTTACCAACAATACTTACCAACCCCGAATGGGCAACCAGTGGAGTTTCTGATAGTGGTGATATTTTCGGAATACCTCAACTAGCATTGTCTTTAAATGAAGAAATGGTTAGAATCAGCTTTGTATCTTCTAGTTCTGGAGTTGGTAAATATTTTCCAATAGTGATAACAACAGAAGAAAGTACTTTAGAAGATAAGTTTTCACCTGAAACACTTTTTAGGGTTAAATTTAGATTAGCTAACAGAAGAAAAGGAATTAAATAATGAGAGACTTACAAATTCTTATACTTGACAATACAGGATCGCAATTAGGCGAACTTGAATTAACTGATTCAGATGATTTTGCATTAAAGTTAACTAAGTCTTTAGCTTCAATTAACAACATTGGAAAGCGTAACACGTCTTTTAGTTTAGATTTTGAAGTACCACAAACAAAGAACAACAATAGACTCTTATCAGGGCTTAGATTCGCAACAGCATCAAAGGAAATACTAGGACAAAAAGAATGTTCGATTGTTGTTGATGGGAACCAGATTGATAAAGGTTTTTTATACCCGTTTGAAAGTACTTTAGATGGTATGTATAAACTTAACTTTAAAGGATTAAATAATGATTGGGTTGAAAAATTACGCGACGTTGAACTAAACCAACTTAATTGGAGGGACTACAAAACAGGGTTAAGAACTGAAGACGCCTTAGAAAGTTATAGTAATAATCGGTTTATAGCTTTAAACGGGCAAAATTCTGTAAATGCTGATTTAGTTTACCCGTACATAAACAGAAATAATGCTTGGTACTCTATTGACTTTAGGCCGCAACTGCATTTAAGGTCTATTGTATTATCAATGTTTGAAAAGATAGGTTATACGGTTTCTAGTGCGTTCTTAGAAAGCGATTGGATAAAAGGCGGTACGGGTGTTCAATACTTAGATGCTTACGCCCATCTTTATACTCATTTTGGACTTAGTGTTGATCCTGCGTTTCAAATGACAAGAGAAACACAAGATTTAATAGGTCAAACTATAGAGTATTCGACTTCAGGAATAACAGGAACTTCAGACCCTAACACGTGGAACCCAAGCGAAACAGTAGGAACTTTGCTTTTACCAGTTAATAACAGCGTGAGAAGTGTTTACAGGTTCCCAGCCTCAATTAACACCGTTGTAACTGATAATTTTGGAAGGTTTAACACTGCTACAAGTGAGTTTACTGTGGGAATATCTGGTTCTTACCTTGTGAGTTTTTCTTTTAATAATTCAACTGGATATTATGAGGATTATGGAGGTACATTTAAGCCTTGGGCTTTTTCTGGTTTTGGTTCTGCTTCTTCAGGTTTAGCACCTTCGTTTACATGGTACATTGTTAAAAACAACCCAAGTAATACTAGTATAAATAGTTTAAACGTATTGTATAAAGGTAGTGTAGCTGGTGGTAGTGGTCAAAACAATATGCCGAACCAAACATTAACGCTTACATCTGGCGATACTGTTTCCGTTTTTTTAGAATATAATGACGATGCTTCTGGTTTTCTTGGTCAACCACAACTAAACGCACCTTCTTTAAACTATTGGAAAACCAGAATTAATAATGGTTCTGTTTTAAAAATATCGCCTCTATCAACGGTTCAAATTGGTACTGAATTTAGAATTAATTCACACATTCCAACTGGTATTAAATGCTTGTCTTTGTTACAGGATTTTAAAACAATGTTTAACCTTTATTTTGATGTTGACATAAACAGGAAAACGGTAATTATCGAACCTCGAGACGATTTTTACAACAATACCTTCTTAGATATTACAGATAAAATTGATTTAAACAAGCCACCAACACTTAACTACTTAACAGGGTATAAAAATGAAATGGTTTTCAAGTATGCCGTTGATCCAAAAGACAAATATTTAGAACAGTACAACAAAATAAATGATTTAACTTATGGTGAACTAATCTATGAAATGGGTAATAATACCCGTTTTGAAAAAGGGCAAAGCACTTTAAGCACCCAGTTATTAAGCGCGACAATACAAGGAGAGTTAAACGGCGCTACAACTAACATAATTTCATCAATAGTAAAAGAAGAATATTTAGACGCTGATAACCTTAACAAACCCACCAATTCAAATTATGGTGCAAGGGTTTTCCAATTAGCAAAAGGAAGGCAATACGACCCAGCAGGAAATGTAAGAAGGCCTTCAGGATCAACGCTGTCAACTATTGTTTTAACTGGTATAATGGAAGATTATGCTAACACTCCTACCTTTGGTGATAGAAGATTAACCTTTAACGCTACAAACGGCCTAGTAGAGCAGTTTTACGCTAAAACTTTAGCTAACATAGAAGATACAGTTATCTTAACGGTTGATCTGGTTTTGAGCTTGTACGAATTTCAAGCTTGGGACTTACGAAGAACTTATTACATAAGCGAACCGGCAGAAATTGCAGGTTATTACATTACAGATAGCATTAAGAATTTCAACGTAACAAAGGAAACACCAACAACTGTAACACTAGTAAAATTTAAAGATTTTACGCCTGTTGTTGTGCCTCAAGGAGGTTGAAATGTAACGTTAATAGTTAACCCACCCCCCCTACCGGAAGAAATATTTGTTACTGTGAACGGTGCTATTGTTCCGTGTTTAGATAATAATTTACAAAAA